CGAGCCCTTATGGGTTTCCGCAAAAATCTTCCGCGCTCCGCTTGCGGTATTTTTCCGGAAAGCCTTGCACAATCCGGCACGGGACAGCGAGGCAGGCAAGAAATAAAATACCGGCTCACGAGCCGTGAAATGTTTAACTCAAAAATAAAAAGGTATGAGCAGAAGCAACTTCACCCCGATGAAAAGGTTCCACGAAATCATTGGACGTTATGGTCTGAGGCTGATGGAAGTCGGGACAAACCACCTGAGAGTATTTTCCGAAGGCCGGAAACTTTTCGACTACTATCCGCTGCGTATGAAACTCTTCGATTACCGGCAGTGGAAACAGCTTACCTATCCCTCGCTGATTGACGGAACGGACAAGTGGGAAACAGAGCTCGACAACATTATCAAAGAGCTTATGGTATCACAGCAATAAACAGCAGGATTATGAATGGCAATAACAGCAAGACGCTCGTTTGGGACAACATTCCCGAATGGGCGATTTTTGCATTGGAGTACGGCACCCGGGAGGAACTGTTCCTGTCTGATGAGGACAAGAAAATGATAACCAAGTTCATCGCTGAAAACTTTCCGAACGGCTACACCATGTCGGTGGATTGGGAGTCATACAAGGAATTTGACACCAATCCCGCTTTCGGGAAAGCATGTAAGACCTACAAGGTCACTTTTGTAATACCCAAAGAATAATAATATGAGAAAGATAACGTTGAGCGAATACAACGCCATCCCGGAAGACTATCGCGGGATTTGGACTGTCGAACGTTGGGACTTGCCGGATTGGGCGGATTTACGCGAAAAACATATCGGCAAACGTACCATGATGGCATATGACAACGGCACGTGCCTGCTGGTTGAAGGAATGGGGTTTGAAATCGTGGATGACAGCTCATGGAAAAAAACGGATGAGGTCAGGCAGGAAATAGGATGCCATTATTTGAAATTCTACAGCGGGCAAGGGCGCGATCCTCATTACGCGGATTGCGTCATCCGATGGCGTGACACGCTGGAAACGGAAGAGGCAAGGATTGCTTTGGCCATGGATTCCGATACGGAGAAGGATGACGAAATATTCTTTTACTGCGACAGTTTGGACGATTTGAAATCGTTGGCGGACAAAGGCGGGGAGGATTTTACCGTTGCCGGATGCCTCGGTTTCGGGATATACGAAGAACTGTTGCAAACAACTTAAAATGATCGGATATGAAAATCAGATGTCAGGAACACTACGACAAGGTGGCAGAATATGCCAAGAGCATTGGCGACACGACCTTTCAGAATTGCATCGGACGCCTCAAGCAATGGGAGAAAAACTCCAACGGCAGGTATGAGATTGAGTTCTATTGGGATTTTGCGCCGTATTCATTCGGATTCGCGGAAAGGACGCCGGACGGGCGGAACGGTATCGTAGGTGGATTGCTCTACCACGGCAGACCGGATGAGTCCTTTGCCGTGATGATTGGAGGTCCGTTCCACGGATGGAGCATACATACGTAAAAAATTCCACTCCACAAGTTAATCCGTGATTGCGCGAAAAAAGTGCAGAGGTAATCAACATCCGATTACTTTTGCACCATTTTCACGCATTATTATACCATATATCATGTTAGATTTATAATAGATTTCCTTCAGTATCTTTAAGGAAATCTATTACATTAATGATTGATATGCCATCCGCATTCACATGAGAAGGGGTCAAACCTCCCACAATGACTATTTTAGGAAATCCATCTTTGATATGACGAAGGGAATTGGTTTCCTGGTCGATTTTTTCTTGAGTGGGCATATCAAGTGCAGACTGTATGTACACACGTTTGTCCCCACTGTTGCAAATGAAATCCACTTCCAGCAGTTTTCGCATTTTCCTTCCATCATCATTTGTTATTCTTACCTCAACTTGCCCTATATCAACTGAATACCCTCTGATGCGCAGCTCGTTATATATGATATTTTCCATCAGATGTCCACCATCAATCTGACGGTAGTTCAGACGGGCATTACGTAGTCCTACATCTTCAAAATAGTATTTTGAAGGCGTGTTGATGTAATGCTTTCCTTTAATGTCATATCGAATGGCTTTTTCCAACATAAAAGCATCCTGTAACATTCCAAGATAACTCTGTATGGTTGTATCTGAAATACTATGGCCTTTTACGGACTTGAATGTATTTTCAAGGTTTGTCGGATTGGTCAGGCAGCCTATATTGGAAGCGATAATATCTATAAGCTCACTCAAATCATCATCGTTCCTAATGTTGTAACGCTCTTTTATATCGCGTATATAAGTTCCTTGGAACAAGGATTTGAGATAATTTTCTTTTTCTTTTTTATTTGAAAAAGATACGACCTGTGGCATTCCTCCATAAATCATATAATCCTGTAGGGCAGAAAGTTCATTTGTGTACTGTCCTGCCTTGAGAAATTCCGAAAAACTCAGCGGATGGACTCTGATTTCATACCCTCGGCCACGAAATTCAGTTTTTACATCACTGGACAACATCCGGCTATTGCTTCCTGTCACGTATACGTCCGCATTTTTAATTTTCAGATAGCTGTTGAGTACATCTTCAAACTCAGGAACAAGTTGTATTTCATCCAATAGGATGTAATACATATCGTTATCTGTGATATGCCCATCGATGTAATCCAATAATATGTCCGGCTCTCTGAGGTGTTTACTACGTCGGTCTTCCAAATCAACCTGAATAATGTGCTCTTCATTCACACCGTTTTCAAGTAATGATTGTTTGAACAATTCAAATAGAAGATACGATTTTCCACAACGGCGTACACCGGTAATGATCTTAATCATCCCGTTGTGCATCACACTTTTCAGCTCCTGTAAATATTTATCCCTTGGTATAATCATGTTGCAAAAGTAGTGAAAATTATCAATATTGCAGCCATTCTATTGGAGAAAAATGGGAAAAATACCAATTTTCTCCAATAGAGGGCGGGTGTAAGCGAATCCTTGTTCATTATTTGCCCGCATTCATTAAAAATGAACAACCATAAATGAGCGAACAAAAAACATTTTTTATGTATTATCGTTCTGCAAGAGTAATCATTTTCTGATTACTTACGCAAAATGATTGCAATTTTCTTAGACTAAATGTGCATTTTTCCATATTCCTCCATGAAAATCCATCATAAGCACGCTTCGCTTGTCAAGTCCCTTCAAGAAGGTAACCCGGAGGACGATACCTTCCACGTTCAGGCCTCCGGTTTTCGGGCAAAAAATTCCCTGCGGTAATTTTTCACCCGAAAAAACGTTCCGGTATCGCCGTCCGAGTTGTGGAGACGGCCGGGACTTAGCAAGCGAAGCGACCTACGACGCATAGGACAAGATAAAAAACAATCTGACGGCGGTATTTTGCCATGCTTGATGTCCCAATGGATTACGCCGTCAACACATCTCCCATACAAAATCTTCTTCCTGTCTTATAGAGCGGCACAAGGAAGCGGGGACTAAAGACAGCTCGCTCGCAACTCTGCATAATACGGTTTTCTCCTTGTCGGTTTCGTGGCGTTCCTGCCGTTTTTTCTTGCCCTGGGGCTTGCCATTCGTGTGTGCCCGCCCTTTTCCGCCTTTTTAATCCGGTGCTTTTCCTTGCTTTTTCCTCTGACTTTCCCGTTTTTCCGCCTCCCGCTTTTCCTCCCGCGGTGAAACAGGATGACAAACGATGAAACATATAGTACAACGTATTGTAAATCAATCATATATCAGAAATCATCCTATATATTTGCACTGACAATCATAGTTATCAACCCTAAAAAAACAAAGTTATGGCAAAGAAAAATGGAAGGGACGATCCCCCTAAACCGCAAGTTGTCGAGAACGAACAGATGAGCGACATCATCCTTATCCTCGACAAGATGGAACTGATTTTACAGGCAGTGTCCCAAATTGACAAGGACGGCAGGTACAAGACGGTTCCGGCAGACAAGGAGCATACAAACTCCTTTCTGAAAATCGACCGCTACGCCAGTATGTTCGAGAATTTCCTGAAGAATTTCTGGAGCCAGCTCAAGGACCCGACACGCTTCGGCATCCTCTCCGTCAAGGAGAAAGCACTGGACGACCCGAAAGTGAGGCAGGCCATCGAAGACCTCGCCGCCGGAAAAAAGACAGACGCGGTGGAAGAATTCCTCAAACAGTACGAGATTGTCCCCCGCGACAAGGAAAACCAAAGTATCAACCATCAAAATCAAGAAGAAATGGCAAAAGAAAATGAAACACAGCAGCAGGCCGACCAAGGCGGAGGCACGCAGCAACAGCCCCAGTACCGCTACAACGAGTCCATGATCAACTGGGAACAGCTAAAGAACTTCGGGCTCTCCCGTGAGGAACTTCAGGAACGGGGGCTGCTCGACCAGATGCTCAGAGGCTACAAGACCAACCAGGTAGTGCCCATCAGCATGAACTTCGGCTCCGCCGTATTACGTACCGACGCGAGGCTCTCGTTCCAGCAGTCCCGGGCTGGGGACATCGTACTGGGCATCCACGGTATCCGGCAGAAACCCGACCTCGACCGTCCCTACTTCGGACACATCTTCTCTGACGAGGACAAGAAGAACCTGCTTGAGACGGGCAACATGGGGCGTGTCGTGGAACTGAAAAACCGCAACGGCGAGTATGTCCCCTCTTTCGTCAGCATCGACAAGCTGACCAACGAGGTGGTGGCGATGAAAGCCGAGAATGTCTTCATACCACGTGAAATCAGCGGGGTGAAACTGACCGAACAGGAACTACAATCGCCAAATCAAAAAATTCCCGACCGAAAAACAAAATGTGTCATTAAAACACATATTAACATAAAACAAAATGTGATTTTTGGTGCAAAATTAAAGCCTGTTTAATCATCGTTTAAACAGGCTTTAATTTTAATCTATGATCATGTAAACTGATAAATCAGGATTGGCAACAAGCGGAAGAACATCCTCATCATCAAGAACGCTCATTGCATATCTATGAATACTTTTCTTTATCATTTCCAACGTTGGTTTTTCAAGGAATATGGAACTGGCAAATGTCACCAGTTCGTTTCCTTCGTTATCGGTTCTGTCAATGGATTGTATTGCATATCGTATTATCCATGTTCCATCGGATAATTGTTCGATCGGCTTAGCCAATTTCCGGGGTAAGATATTTTTTCGCATTGCCTTTTCTTATTTGTTTTTTTAATTGTTTCTTAAAATTATATTCGTTCTTCAACACAAAAACCTCCCAATGTCCCTGAACATAAAAATATTCCCACCATGCAGGATTAATACGTTTCGCCACTTTCCGTCTTAGATTGTACGTATTGAAATGCCTCATTAATCCATAGTAGGAATTCAGGGTGGCAACAAATTTGTCCGCGTGTGCTTCCGCAAAGCCTTCCTCCGCTATTTTATTATATTTGCTGATTACATCGTATAAATTACCGACAACACGGTTTGAAATATAAATTCGACCGGGCAAAATGAATGCCCCTACAAACAAAACTCCCTTAGAATGATGCTGTATATATATTTTTTTAGGATGTAATTTAAGAAGCAGCTGCTCTTTCAGGTAACTGTCAAGCAAAGGAACAGTATTTAGAATATCTTCTTTATTACGCATTACAAAGGCGAAATCATCCACAAAACGCACATAATGCTTGATTCCCAGTATTTCGGAAACATAGTAATCAAAACAAGAACCGATAAAATTTGCGAATTTCTGCGCATGAAGACTGCCGGGGGCAAAACCATGATCCGGATCAGCATGAAACAAACTTTTATCATGAGGCAACTCATCCCATAAATGTAACGGTGATTTCCTATAACATTTATACTGTGGCTGGTGAAAGATAACAGTGCGCAATATATATAATAAACACTCTATATCGTCGCCTTTATAGTTATCCCGGATAAACAGGTCGATCATTTCCCATAACAGGGATTTGGACATTGACATAAAAAAGCTTTTGAAATCACCCTTGAAAATGTATGCGTCTTTCGTATAATTTTCACTGACTTCCATGATCATCCCATTCAGATAGATAACAGCCGAAAGTGCTCCTTCACCAATACGGCAATTTTTTGAAACATTTCCCTGTGCCTGAAAACGCTCTTCCAAAATAGGATCAAGGCGTAGATCAGCCCAATGTTGTATTACACGATCAACATAAGCGGAAGCAAAAATTTCACGAAGAACGGGCTTTTTCCGTATGAAGCATTTTGAATAATCAGGTTCGTAGCGACCGTATCTGATAGCATCCCACACGGCAACCAAATCCGTGTCATATTCAAACGAAAACTCTATGCAGTCATCTGTATTGCGTTTATTCTTGCAACAGACGTCAAATGCATGCACGATGGAAGATAAGGGTATGTCATAGATCGGTTTATCTGTTGCGGAAACGGGACGAACCCTGCCTGCGTTAGTCTTGTTGTTCGTGTTCACGTTGCCGTTGTTCATGTTCACGTACCACGCGTTCGAGGATTCAGCATTCACTGTCTTAGTCTTTCCCGGTTCATCACCGGGGGAATGCCCAATAGATAAATTAGATTGCTCTCCCATAAACTCCGTGAAGATTATGGCTCTGGCTTTACGGAAGCTGTCTTTTCCTGGGAAGCGGTGAAATTACGCCACCCTATAATTTGCTTTTCAATCGACGTAATCATCTCAATGATGTCTGCTGTCGTCTGAATATTGATCAGTTTCCGGTCTCGACATACCCTTAATAAGAGTTTCAATGTATCAAACTTAACAAGGAATTCGTTCAGGTATTCCACTCGACGCGGAAGGCTTGAATTTGCATAACGGATCAACTCGCAACAACGAAGGGCGGACATCATAAGTTCCGTACCGAATTCGTACCTGTAATTCTTCGGAAACTTGTCTCTTGCATCAAGTATCAACATTAATAACCGATACATTAATTGATAGACTGGTCTGTCCTCTGCTTTTCCCATGTTAATTTTTGATATTTTTAAAATTTTTCTTTTGCTCCGCAAAGTTAATGATTGTCAAACTATTAACACTCATTTTTTCAGAATTTTAAAACTTAAAAAGCCCCTACCGGGGCTAATTAAACGTAACTATCTAAGAGATAAAGAGTTAAAGAGATAAAGAATCTATTGCGGAAACGGGACGAACCCTGCCTGCGTAAGTCTTGCTGCTCGTGCTCACGTGGCCGCCGGTCATGTGCAGGTACCACGCGTT